AGCCTCATTACCGCGACGCTGTTCGGCGTCAATCCGCGCTACGCCACGGCAGAGGCGTTCAACCAGGCGGCGGTGGCGCAGATCAACTGATCCATGCCGCTGCAACTCCTCACCCCATCCGCAGCAGAGCCGGTGTCGCTCGCCGAGGCCAAGGGCCACCTGCGGGTGGATTTCCATGACGACGACGCGCTGATCACGTCCCTGATCGCGGCGGCACGTCAGGCGGCGGAGACGATCACCGGCCGGCAGATGGTCACCGCGCGCTGGAAGCTGGTGCTCGACCGCTTTCCGGGGGCGTGCGGGATCGGTGCGCTGGTTGGCCAGACGTTCTCGCTGCCGGGGCACGCGATCCTGCTGCCGAAATGCCCGGTGCAGTCGGTAGTCGCCATCGAATACCTCGATATGGACGGCAGCATTCAGACCATGCCCGCTACCGACTACACGGTGGACACCGCCTGTGAGCCGGCGCGCATCACCCCGGTGTTTGGCCAAGTCTGGCCGAACACTTTGCCGCAGATCGGCGCGGTAGGGGTGACCTTCGATGCGGGGTACGGCGCGGCCGCCGCGGTCCCCGAGGGCCTCAAGAGCTGGATCAAGCTGCGCGTGGGCAGCCTCTACGCCCACCGTGAGGAAGTCGCGCTGCTGACGCGCGGATCGATCGCGCCGTTGCCGTTTATCGACGGCCTGCTCGACCCGTACCGGGTGGTGCTGGCATGACGGCCATCCGTGCCGGTCAGCTCTCACGCCGAATCACCATCCAGCAGCAGAGCCCGTCCGTCGACAGCTTCGGCCAGCAGGTCAGCACCTGGACCGACGTCGCCACCGTCTGGGCATCGATCGAGCCTTCGGTCGGTCGGGAGTTGATGGCGGCACAGGCCGTGAGCCTCGACCAGCTGACGACGATCACGATCCGCTGGCAGCCGATCTTTGCCAGTCCCAAGGCCGTGGCGGCGATGCGTGTCGTATACGGCGCTCGGATCTTCAACATCCATTCCGTCGCGAACGAAGGGGAGCGCAACACCCTGCTGACGCTCATCGCCTCCGAAGGGCTGAACGATGGCTGAGATCTCGGGCATCCACGAACTGCGGACGGGCATTGCCTCCGGCATCGCCCGCCAGCGCAAGCAACTCGTCGCCGATCTCGACGCCCTGGGCGTGCGATTAGTCGAAGCAATCCGCGCGGCCGCTCCGAAAC